CCACAGAACTGTATGGGGACTGAGAGAGGTTCATTCTCGATGGGTTTTCCGTCCTTGTCGGGATGTTGTGTGGCAATACCACACTCTATATACCCCTGGATGATTTCATCAACTTGTAGGGTAGGATCTGAGTGCAGGTATACTCCGTCATCTCCACATGTCATGATCTGGGCGTCTTGAAATACAGATCTAAATGGATGGGCGGTCTTCATAGCATATGCCATTACGAGCGTATGACATATAGATCCTAGCAAGGAAGTAAGATATATACCACTGGCGAGGGATCCGTCTACCTGAACTAAGGTCTCGTCAAGCTGCATGACAGGATAGCTTATGCAATTGAATAATGCAATAAACTCTTTCTTCAATTCAGGGGGATACAGCTCAGAAATTATGCGAAGTCCTCTGACGATGACTGCAGGCGGTAGATTCTTGTCCCATCGCTTGCAATCAACATCAATATGATGAGAGAAGTTTCCACATTTAGGAAGGAAGGTGTCAAAGTACAGCATAGGATCTTTGCCGATAAAAATCGGTCCATTAGTGCTGGCAACTGCAGCTGCTAGAGAGCCACACAACCTCCTCTCTTGAAGCATGAGGCCCACAGGACCGACAGCGTAGAGACGGATCTTTCCGTCATGTGCCTTCTCTCGTGGTAGACATTCCGTTTTCAGTTGACCACTGAAAACATAGAGAGGACTATGACCCTGCCTGAAGAGCGAGGTCTCATGCTTATAGAGACTCCGCAGAGCTTCTCCTTGTACGCTCGTAGCGAACTGAAGAACGCCCTCTGGATTCCTGCGAATAGCATCTCCCTTTAGGGTTATCTTGTGCATCTTCTGGGCTATAACTCCACATCCTGTATCTAAAGTGACAGGAGAGAGTCCGGGAATTCCATTCAACACATCGTGTTGATTCAGTTCCTTGAAAGGACCAGGGTAGTATGTTCTCAGATACTCGAGAACTTCAGCTTCAGCTATATCTAGGGTATGGCCACTGCCAGTGAAGGTCTTGTCACAATTGGCCATCTGAGTTGTAAGTTGGCAGTAAAACCCTTTCCTATTATGCTTGAGGCCATCATAATTCTTCACCATCTTCATTGTAGAATCGACAGGTATTTTAGCAATGGGCATAATTTCAGATATCTCATGAGAGTATGGAGTCTTGAAATATGCAGCCTTCCTCTTATGAAGCGTCCGGGAAGCTGAACCTAAGTTGACACACCTCGCTTCGGGGACTATCACATTCCCAGGGACGGGTTTAACATGTTTTTCAAAGTACTCGACAACGTCGGGAGAAGCTAGATATGTTCCATATGGCAGCTCAATCTTCGCGGTTGTCAGTTCCTCCGACTGAGTCAGATTGGTCTCATACTCTGCGAGTATGATCTCTATCTGATCTCTCACTAGAGCACTTCCATATGCCTTCGCCTGGTAGGGGTTGAAAGAAACATGAATACCCACGAGACATTGTGCAGATCCGTTCTTCGCAACGTATATGTTGGAACAGTCACCGTCTTTTGGTGACATTCCTCCGCATCCCATAGACACGGAGCGTAATGCTACAACATTCTCATACACATGGTCGTCGTTCTGTGTCAGATACCCTATGTTATGGCTGTCATACTCAAGCATTCCATGAATGGCATTGTACCCATCATCTGAGTCTATAATGAGGGCACCTGATGAAACTTTCCCAAGTTGTTCGGAAGACACCATATATTTGGTCAGGTTCCGAAGAAGGGGAAATTGATTGTTAACTATCTCGACAATACATAGGTCAGAAGCAGTATTTAGGTAGACAAGGTTAGTTGAGTAGTATTTTCCTTGAAATTGTATGTTTATACCATCGTCGGTCCAGACATGAGAAGGGCACGCAAAGTACCTCTTACCAATACCCAGGGCTCTGGTCTTACCTGCACCATGGGCAGTACCCATTTGCTTCCTAACAACAGATATCACATTGTGCATTGGGTCATCAGCTCCCTGGGTAGTGGCAAAGTCAGGCATATCTGCCCAATCAAAACCGAAAGCTTTTGAGACTTTTCCCCTTCGGGAGGCCTCTCCAACAGATGGAATGGTTTTCCTTAGTCTCTCTTGTCTAAGTGCGACATATTCAGGGGTGACCTTGTGAACTGCAGGTCCATCTTCAAAGTCAGAGTCATCACTTTGCTGGCTGCAATAATCCTTCATCTTTTTACTCCAATGGGATTGTTTCCACCGGGATATCTGCATATCAAACATAGCTATGTTGACATACTCACCATTGTTGGTCTTAGGAAACATTCTGCAGCAATGTGGACACAGATTATAATCCTCAGTGACGAAGTCCTCATACTCATCCTTTGTAAACTTATGGATAAATCCACAATGAGTACAGGTGAACTCATACGAATTCGTCAGATACTCCTTAGCCTTGGTGTAAAGGCTCATGAGTGAAGACCAGGCAATCCATATTGATATTACAGAGACAGAGATGAGCAGATATGGATGTTCTTCCCATGCGAGCTTCAACTTCCTCTTGAACTTCTCCCAGCAGGATCTCTTCCATCCATCTTGGATATATGCATAATGCTGTTTCACATAAGGAGTCATCATGGGATCAGACAATATGAGATCCATCTTCGAATGGAAGATGTCGAGGAAGGAAGGTCTGAGAGACATCATCTCGGCAGAATACACAGACCCTTCACATAGCACATGGATCAGCTCGGATTTCTTCAGGGAGACGACCTGCTGGTAGACAGAGCCCTCTGACTTCTCGGTGAAAGTGAGCTCCACAAGAGGTTCACAATCCTTATAGGTCAAAGTGACATCACCAGCTCCTCTCTTGTAGAGAGTATGGTCAATGTTCCAATATGTAACCTTACCTACGGTGACAACGAGACTACTATCAAGATCAACTTGTCTATATAAAACAAAAATGCTCTTGACAATCTCATCAAGGTCTTCAATGGTAGTGCTGTCATGGATTTTCCAGAACTCGACGCATATCTCGTCCTTCTGAGTAAGTTTTGAGGCGAGAGCAGGCTTGACAAAGATCTTTGATGAGGGAGTCGATCCAAAATTAGACCACATTGATGATGCAGACTTCAGCATTCTCTTGAGTTCGTAAATATCATCAGCAGCTATCCTAATGTCAGGGTCAGGCGTTATAGTGACGTTAGAGGAATCACCCCAGTCATAAAGGATATTGACATCTCTCCACTTGCGGATTCTCTTTCCGAGCTCAAGAATAAACTTATTCACGGTAAGTTGAGATCCATCAACGACGACGACACCTGGTTGGGAAACATAACCCTCGAGGTTCGTCCCGACGGCAGTCCAGGAATGTCCTTGGTCCCCGTCAAGATGTAGAGTTCCGTTCAACCCAAGTCTACGCCTCAATCCTTCAATCTTGATTTCAGGAAGACACCTTCCACCGTCTCTACCGGCCCACCAATTAGCAAGTCGGATATATGAAGGTGGAACATAGGGAGTAGTCTTTATATTAGATGAGAGCATAATCACACTAGGCGTAGTCCTGGTATTGTAGAAGTCAAGATATTCTTGTTGGTATGCTATGACTTGATCATCAATCCAATAGACTATGGCATTCTTCCATGTGTCCTTGTTAGTGAGGTCAATCTTACAAATCTTAGTTCTCATAAGACCGGGAAGGCTTTTCGATACTTCATCATAGAAGTACGTTTTTCCCCTCCCTGGCGGACCATGTATATGGACAACAAAATGGTCAGAACCGGATTGCTGAGTTGGAACAGTGACAGGAACATGAGGCACTCTTGTAAGAACTGGGAGAACCTTAAGTTCAGGAATGACATCATTATGCCGAGGATGCACTCGAGGCTGGATGGCTTTCTTATCAAAAGTGACATCCTTACGCCCAGTCCAGTTTTCTAGCATATCTTTCAATTCTTGGTCAACAGGGGGCGGAGGATGAGCATTGTGTTGTTGCCATGCCATAATGTAACAGTCTTGAATGAATGCTTCATATGTAATTTGAACTTCGACTAGATTTGTTTTCTTTGTCGTGTCGTCATACACCCTGTCAATCCTATAGTACTCATAGGTGTTAGGAGCCCTGTCACAGACAACATCCCTAGTTTGATGTGCCTTCATGAGTCTCTCAGCTTCGGGGTGTTTCATTCTGTACTGATGTATCCTGGATTCAATAGCAGTGGCAGCTTCTTCGGTAAATGTTCCGTCTAGTGAAGTCTTTCCAGAATTACTTGTGAGAAAGCAGAACCTGGCCTGGAAATTCCTGTCTTTCACAAAAGGTCCCTCTATCAACATAGGCCCTGGAGAGGCCATGTGGTTGATGTAATGGAAGAAGGGGTCCTTACCTCCCTCAGCACGGAATTCGTCATATCTGGCAAAGAGTTGTCCGTTGTAGTCAGAAAAGTGTCCGTTATGAGCGATTTGGAGTTGGTAACATTCAGTAGGGACGTCACCCATTCTCTTGGCAAGTTCAGGTATAATAAACTGAGAAATAGCAGTGGTTTTCCCAATTCCTGGAGAGCCAATCAGCTCGACGAGAACACATGGGGTACGGTCCTTAACAGCGTTGAAGCATTTGTTAACTTCAACCCACAACTCAGAGATCTTCTGGTCTTTATAGGACAAAGTCCTAACATACCAGGATACTGCCTTGGATTTGTTATCCTTAGACTCCCTTAAAAAGGTCCTGAAGTCTTTGGGCCATTGCACGAGTCGTTCAAGGAGGTCAAGTCTAGTTAGAAACAACCCAACAGGGACGGCAAGAATGTTGTCAACTTCTGTGCATAACTTGTTAAACCGATCTTCAATCAGATCATCCTTTTGAGTCTCAAGATCAAGGAGATGCGTAGTTATAAAGTCCTGGGCATGAGAAAGATTCTTGGTCAAAGCTGCAGATTGATTCGCTGCGGCTATCCACCTAAGGAAATCCTTCTTGTGGGGAGAAAACCCCATCCCGAGAGCGCCAAGCATGATCGAGAGAACACACAAACATACCTTAGACCAGTCCTGGATTGATTGTTGCTTCACAGGCATAGGGTATACTATGACACTTCCAGCACGAGTATTCAGTTTATCTCTCGATGTGGAATATTTCGAGTGGCCAAATTCAGTCAAAAAGATATACTTGTTCGGGTAACTCTTGAGACTACATCCTTTGATCTGAGCATTCCCAATCCAATCGCCATAGGCGGCAGCTTCAAGGGCAGCCTTAGCATCATTCCGTGATGTGTAAACATGGTTAAAGAGATAGGTCAAGGTGTCAGAATGTCCAGAGTTTGGCGCAGTCAGATAAGGTTGGATGGCGATGGTGGGGTAGCGCAGCAGTAGACGAGGGTTCCAATAGGTCTTGTTTCCAGTTACGTAAATACCTTGCACTCCGTCACACCAGTCAAATTTATCGACTGAATCAGAAGTATAAAGTAGTCCGGGCCCAGATGATCGCTGAAGGAAATCAGAAGTAAGTCCAATATAATCTTGATCGCCACGAGTCATGTAGAACACGGTATTTGCAGTACATCCCTCTACAGAGGTGGCGCCGATGTTATAAAAGGACAATCCAGCATGTTCGGTTAACGACGCATAGTCATGTAACACGGTCGCCATTTCACCAAGAGAAGGTCCAACATTTGGAAATATAGTGGCTAGCAATTCCTTATGGCTTGAGCATTTGTACCAAACCACATCAGTATCAGATTTTGTCTTGATGGTCAATTTGCACTTGGGTCCACAGTAATGAATCTTCTGTTCATGAGGATTGTAATTACGGGGAAAGTGGTCAATAGTTAGAGCATTGTCATAATCAGGAACATCCTTTTCAACAGCTGAAGTAACTATTGGAGAAGTCACAGCAGCGGTCGTGGTGGTCACGGTCTCGGAGGCGGTAGAAGCAACGGTGGTATTGGTCACAGATCCAGAATCAGAGCTTGTCGTAATCGGAACGGATGCGGAGGTCGTCAACGGCGTGGTCGAGGTAGTCGAGGTATTGGTCACAGATCCAGAATCAGAGCTTGTCGTAATTGGAACGGATGCGGAGGTCGTCAACGGCGTGGTCGAGGTAGTCGAGGTTGAGGTCAAAGGGTCAATCGGAGTAGAAATCGTAGTCGGTGGTGAGACAGTTGTCACTGTAGTGTTCCATGACTGGGGCGTGACCGGCGCAGCAGTCGTCGTTTGTGTAAACATGCTTGTCATGGCGCTGGAAAAACCTACGCAGGCAGCTTGCATGTCGGAAACGAGTTTACTCACGACAACAGGCACAGTGATTCCCTGTATTAATGTGCATGCTATTGAGCACACAGCAGTAACTATAGAGACTATGTGAAGAGCTGTCTCCCATGAAGAGGACTTTCTTATCGCAATTGATGAACTGATCAGCTGGAATATTCCGGCGGTCAGCTCAACGAGCGCAAGAGAAGAACTGATCTTGGTGGTCTTGTATAGAAAAGTCTTGACAGCATCATACACGTCAGCGGTGAGAGCCTGTTGTTGTCCAAACTCTCCCATTAATCGTGCGATTGTCTTATGCACGTAGGGAGAATTTAGTAGGGAATGACCCTTTGGGGTAACTACCCCAAATGTACACAACCCCATATTGGGGCTGTGAATGTTTAAAATCGTATTAAATATCAGATATTTAATTTGATTTTGTAATATTAAATTTATAATGATATAAATTAATAAACTTATTGTAAATTATATTAAGTGTAACTCTAAAATTAAAGTTATAGATAA